CGCCCGCCAAGGACCAGTCGGCTCCCATCGTGATCGGCGTGGACCCGGCGCGGTTCGGCAGCGACAGCACGGTCATCGCCGTGCGGCAGGGACGCGACATCATCGCCATCAAGCGGCACAAGGGCGACGACACCATGGAGACGGTGGGGCGCGTCATTGAGGCCATTGAAGAGTACAAGCCCGCGCTGGTCGTGGTGGACGAGGGCGGGCTGGGCGCGGGCGTCGTGGACCGGCTCAAGGAGCAGCGGTACAAGATCAGGGGCGTCAACTTCGGGTCCAAGAGCAAGAACCCGCTCATGTGGGGGAACAAGCGCGCGGAGATGTGGGGCGAGATGCGCGATTGGCTCAAGACGGCCAGCATACCCAACGACCGGTACCTCAAGAGCGACCTGATCGGGCCGATGATGAAGCCGGACAGCCGGGGTACGATCTTCTTGGAAAGCAAGAAGGACATGAAGTCGAGGGGGCTGGCGTCTCCCGACGCCGCCGACGCCATCGCAGTGACGTTCGCCTTTCCGGTGGCTAGACGGGAAGCGGTTGACCGCAGCCCGCGCAGAGGGTACTCTGCTGCGGGAATATCTACCTCTTGGCTTGGAGCCTGACATGGCTAACACGAAATCCATCGGCGTCGCGTTCGAAGACCAGAACATCATCGGCGCGGACAACATCTCCTCGTCGGGCGTTCTTGGCTACACGGCTGACGCGCAGGGCTCGGTCACGCAGGCTACCAGCAAGTCCACGGCGGTCACGCTGAACAAGTCGGCTGGTCAGATCACGATGAACAACGCTGCGCTTGCGGCTACGACAACCGTCAACTTTACGCTGAACAACAGCTACTTGTCGGCCAACGATACCGTCATTTTGACGCTGGCTAACAGCGGTGCAACGGCGGGTTCGTACACGGCGATTGTTAGCGCGGTCACCACGGGCGCGGCAACGATCACGGTGCGCAACATTACGGCTGGCTCGCTGTCGGAAGCCATCGTGCTGAACTTCGCCGTCATCCATTGCGCCTAACAATGCCGCTCGTTAAATCGGCATCAAAAAACGCCTTCCGCAGCAATATCAAAGCGGAAGTGGCTGCGGGTAAGCCCGTCAAACAAGCCGTCGCCATCGCGTACGCTACCAAGCGCGCGGCGCAGGCTCCAAAAGCAAAGCCTACGGCTAAAAAGGGCAAGTGATGGCTAAGAAATCCGTATCTCTGTCTGTTGGGCGCGGCGAAAAGCTTGCCACCAAACAGGGCGCGGGTTTGACGGCCAAAGGCCGGGCCAAGTACAACGAAGCGACGGGCAGCAAGCTTAAGCCGCCCGCTCCACACCCCAAGACGGACGCAGACAAAGCACGTAAAGCGTCATTTTGCTCACGAATGGGTGGCGTTGTAGCTAAGTCTAAGAACGCCGACCGCGCGAAAGCGTCTATGAAAAGGTGGAACTGTGGCTAGCAAACCCGGCCTATACGCCAACATTAACGCCAAGAAAGCCCGCATTGCGGCTGGATCTGGCGAAAAAATGCGTAAACCGGGCGCAGCAGGCGCACGACAAAGCGTTCAAACAGTCTGCTAAAACAGCTAAACCGGTGTCTAGCCGTAAGGGTAAGTGATGGCTGCCAACGATGTAGAAGCCGCCGGTAAGGTCTCAGAGGCCGACGACCACGACCGTCTGGCGACTATGCGCTCGCGGTTCACCATGGCGCTATCGGCGTACTCCGAAAGCCGTGAAGACGAGCTAGACGATCTGCGCTTCATGGCCGGATCGCCGGACAATCAGTGGCAGTGGCCCGCCGACGTGCTGGCGACGCGCGGCTCTGTGCAGGGCCAGACGATCAACGCGCGCCCGTGCCTGACCATCAACAAGCTGCCGCAGCACGTCCGTCAGGTGACGAACGAGCAGCGCCAGAACCGCCCGACTGGCAAGGTCATTCCTGCCGACGACAAGGCGGACGTTGAGGTCGCGGAAATCTTTGACGGCATGGTGCGGCACATTGAGTACATCTCGGACGCCGACGTCGCCTACGACACCGCCTGCGACAACCAGGTCACCCACGGCGAAGGCTACATCCGCATCCTGACGGAATACTGCCGCGACGACAGCTTTGATCAGGATTTGAAGATCGGGCGCGTGCGCAACGCGTTTTCGGTCTACATGGACCCCACCATTCAGGACCCGTGCGGCGCGGACGCCAAGTGGTGCTTCCTGACGGAAGACCTGACCAAGAGCGAATACGAGCGCATGTTTCCGAATGCGTCGCCGGTCAGTTCCATGCTGGCGCAGGGCGTCGGCGACCAATCGCTGAGCCAGTGGCTGACGGAAGACACGGTTCGCATCGCGGAATACTTCTATTACGAGCATAAGGCCGCTACGCTCAACCTGTATCCCGGCAACGTAACGGCCATGGACGGCTCGCCGCAGGACAAGCAGCTTAAGGTCATGTTTGGCAAGCCGCTGCGCAGCCGCAAGGTAGACCGCAAGCAGGTCAAGTGGCTCAAGACCAACGGCTTTGAAATTCTTCAAGAGCGCGACTGGGCGGGAAAATGGATACCCGTGGTCCGCGTTGTCGGCAACGAATGGGAAGTGGACGGGCAGTTGTACGTCTCCGGCCTCGTGCGCAACGCGAAGGACGCGCAGCGCATGTACAACTATTGGGTGAGCCAAGAAGCCGAAATGCTGGCGCTGGCCCCCAAAGCGCCGTTTATCGGCTACGGCGGTCAGTTTGAAGGCTACGAAAACCAGTGGAAGACGGCCAACACGACCAACTGGCCATATTTGGAGGTTAATCCCGATGTCACTGATGGAGCCGGGTCTGTCCTTCCATTACCGCAGCGCGCTGCACCGCCGCTCCCTCAGACTGGCCTTATACAGGCTAAAATGGGCGCTTCTGACGACATCAAAGCCACCACAGGCCAGTACGACTCTTCTCTTGGGGCCGCAAGCAACGAGCGGTCTGGCCGAGCCATCTTGGCCCGTGAAAAGCAAGGCGATACGGGTACGTATCATTACGTAGACAACCTGTCGCGCGCCATTCGGCACGTTACGCGTCAGCTCGTGGACCTGATCCCAAAAATTTACGACACCGAGCGCATCGCGCGCATTGTTGGCCTCGACGGCGAAGTCGGCATGGTCAAAATCAACCCGCAACAGCCCGAGCCGGTCAAGCAAATCGTTGACCAGATGGGCATCGTCATGGAAAAGGTCTACAACCCGTCTGTCGGCACGTATGACGTGTGCGTCACGACCGGACCTGGCTATATGACCAAGCGTCAGGAAGCCCTTGACGCCATGTCCATGCTGTTGCAGTCCAATCCGCAGCTTTGGAGCGTCGCGGGCGACCTGTTCATCAAGAATATGGACTGGCCGGGCGCGCAGGAAATGGCGAAGCGGTTTGCCAAGATCATTGACCCGAAGGTCATGGACGGCGAAGACCAGTCGCCCGAAATGCAGCAGGCCAAGCAGCAGATTGAAGCCATGACGCAGCACATGCAGCAGATGGAAGGTATGCTGTCGCGTGTGCAGCAGTCAATGGAAGCCCAGCAGCTTGACATTGAGCGGTTTAATTCGGAAGTGAAGGCTTATGACGCCGAAACTAAGCGAATTTCTGCGGTTCAGGCGTCAATGTCTCCTGAGCAAATTCAGGATATTGTCATGGGGACGATCCACGCAGCCATTGATACCGGAGATATCGTTAGTGGTATGCCGGATCGTGGACAGTTGGAACAGAACGAATTTGGCGAGATGCCTGAAGCGCCTCCGCAGATGGTTCCGCCGCCTGAAATGATGGGACAAGGCCAATGAAACCCGCTGAATTCATCGGTTGCATGTTCTTGGCGCGGGATGTGGCCCATTCCGTCCATCTGAACACCCGCAGCTACGCCAAACACATGGCGCTGAACACGTTTTATGACGAAATTGTCGGCCTTGCGGACAGTTTTGCTGAAGCATATCAGGGCCGACACGGCCTGATCGGCCCGATTTCGTTGCATTCGGCCAAAAAGACGTCTAACATTGTCGAGTTCCTTACGGATAGCTTGGCTGAGATTGAAGACGCTCGGTACGACGTTTGCAGCAAGAACGAAACGGCCCTCCAGAACATCATAGACGAGATCGTCGGGCTGTACCTGTCGACCCTCTACAAACTTAAATTCTTGGCGTGAGGACATCATGGGCCTTAAATCTACAACCGTCTGCTTGGGCTATCAGCAGATCACCAGCCTGAGCGCGTCTACGGCTCTGACGGTTCCGTCAGGCGCGACCATGGCGCTCATTGTTCCTGAAACGCAGGCTGTGCGCTGGCGCGATGATGGCGTCGCCCCCACCGCCAGCGTCGGTATGCCGGTTGCGGTCGGGGAATCGCTCAATTACGACGGCGATTTGAACCGAATTAGGTTCATTGAGCAGACGGCCAGCGCCAAAATCAATGTGAGCTATTACGCATGACGTCGCTTTTCCCGCCGTTTACACGCCGCACTTCTTTTCGCAAACAGCCTTTTTTCTACGAGGCTGGACGCGGCGTGTACATGCGCGGGCTTGGTGGCCCTGTGGCTGCGTTGAATTTGAACTTTCTGTCCGGTACGCTTGACCCGCGCATCACCTTTTCGCGCCCGTCAAACGCCACGCAATACGACAGCACGGGCAAGCTGATTTACGCCCCTGCTAATCTATTGCTACAGAGCAACACGCCTAGCAATGCGGCGTATACCAAGTCAAATCTGAGCATCACGACCGGCGTGACCGACCCGAACGGCGGCACGACCGCTTCCACGCTTACGGCGACGTTAGCCAACGGTCGTATCTATCAAGGCGTCGCTGTTATTGCCCAAAACCCTTACGTTGGGTCTGTTTGGCTTCGCCGCCGCACGGGAACAGGAAATGTTACGTGGGAAAGCGCGAACGTCGGCGTTGGGCCTACGATTACCCTTACGTCATCTTGGCAGCGGTTTACGTATGACGCGACGACGGCGCCTACAAAGCCCGGCTCTTCGACTTACTATTACGGCCTTCGCATTGACACGGCTGGCGATGCTATCGACATTGCTTTCGGTCAGGTTGAGCCTGTCACCTACCAGACGACACCTGGGACTTATAACGGCACGACCACTGCCGCATATTACGGCCCCCGCTTTGATTACGATCCGGTCACGTTAACTGCGAACGGTTTGCTGATTGAAGAAGCGCGGACAAACCTACTCATCAATAGCAAAGCAGACGGTACGACGCTTGCCACGCAAAATGTGGCCGTCACCGCTCAAGCGTACACGCTGTCTTTTTACGGCACCGGGACCGTTACTTTGTCTGGTGCGTCTACGGCGGGACCGCTGGTTGGGTCTGGCGTCTTTCCGGCTCGCAATTCGCTTACGTTTACGCCTACAGCCGGAACGCTTACGCTTACGGTTTCTGGCACCGTTCAATACGCACAACTTGAAGCAGGCGCGTTCGCCACGAGCGTAATCCCAACGGGTTCGTCTTCTGTCGCAAGGTCGGCGGACGACGCCAACATGACCGGCACGAACTTTACGTCTTGGTATAACCAGACGGAGGGGACGTTTATCTCGCAGTTTGATAGCGCTATTAGCGCCGGTTTTGGTGGCCCACTCACTTACTATTTGGACGGCTCTAACCGAGCTTGCGTTCAAATTTCCGTTGCGGGGCCGTACATCCGGTCGTTTAATCTTGTCGCGGGCGTTACTGACGTTGACCTGCAAATCTCAGGCTTCACGTCGGGGCAGACGTACAAGTTTGCGGACGCATACGCCGTGAACAATTTTGGCGCGTCCAGAAACGGATCAGCCACCATCACAGATACGTCCGCCGCCCTGTTTGCGGCTACGACTTTGGGTATCGGACGGGCGGGGGTTAGCGGCGGGTTTCTGAACGGGCATGTCAAGTCAATAGCGTATTACAACGCGCGCTTGCCTGACGCTCAGCTTCAATCTCTCAGCGCATAAGGCGGGTAAAGTGACCGATTACGTTCTTCAATCCGCCGATAAGGCAACCATGTACGCCGCTTTTCGCGCCGAAGGTCTTCTGTCTGTGGACGAGGAAGGCAACGAAGTTCTGCGCACGCAGGGCGTCACGGCTGATGGCGGCGGGTGGTGCTTGGTTGATCAGGGTTCGCGCACCTACGTCAAAGGCTACACGATGGACAACGAGCCCATTTACGCCACCGACGAATACTGGGTTCCGCTGCGCTGGAATTCCGGCGAGCCGACGCCCACCGACCAGCCGGGCGTCAACATCGTTTGGCGGTCCGATGCCGAAAACCCCGGCGAATACCCCGAGGGCGTGACGCGCTTTGCTTGATATTTGACGGTAAAGGCTTTTTGTCCTATCGTCAGACCCTAACCGTACTGGTGCGGCTCACCAGGGTTCCGAAAGGACACATATCTTATGAGCGATGAAGCTCTTGAACTATCAGCGGTTGACACCGCGCCGGTTGCAGACGCCACGGCGGCTCCTGCTCCTGTTGATACCCAGCCGGATGAACCCACGACAGAAACGTCCAAGTCTTTCACACAGGAAGAACTTGACGCCATTGTCGGAAAGCGTCTTGCACGCGAACAGCGTAAATGGGAACGTGAGCAGGCTCAGCGCCTAGCCGACCTTGAGGCCCGCAGGGCTCCCTCGGTCAACCCGCCGGACGTCAACGATTTTGACAATGCTCAAGCCTACGCGGAAGCGTTGGCCGAAAGCAAAGCTCAGGAACTGTTGGCTCGACGGGAGATGGCGAAGCAACAGGCCGCGCTGCTGGATGTCTATCACGAAAAGGAAGAGGATGCGCGCGGGCGCTACGATGACTTTGAACAGGTCGCGTATAACCCAAACCTTCCTGTCACCGACGTGATGGCCCAGACGATCCAAGCTTCGGACAATGGCCCCGATGTCATCTATTGGCTCGGTTCCAACCCCAAAGAAGCCGGTCGCATTGCCGCATTGCCGCCTATCCTGCAAGCGCGAGAGATCGGTAAGATTGAAGCCAGATTGGCTGCCAGTCCTCCGGTTAAAAAAACCTCTAATGCGCCAGCGCCTATTGCTCCGATTGCAAGTTCTCGGTCCACCGGGACGCCCGCCTACGACACCACCGACCCGCGCTCCATCAAGAACATGAGCACGTCGGAATGGATTGAAGCCGAGCGTATGCGTCAGATCAAGAAGCTGGAAGCTCAACGTAGCCGCTGAATATCGAAAGGACTATAGGTCATGTCAAACAGCATTCTTACTATTGACATGATCACCCGGAAGGCTCTGGAGATTAACTAATCGGTCTCCCCAGTTAGTGATGACTGGAAAAAAACTGTGTGAATTCGGTGAACCTCATGGTACTGTTGTTTCATGAAAACACCGAGCCAAGACAATGACGAGAACAATTCCGACCTGACACCGGAAGAACTCGTTCGAAAGCGAAACCGTGAGGCTTCGCAACGTTACCGGGACCGCGACCCTGAACGGCATCGTCAACGTATGCGTACGTGGCGAGCCGAAAACAGGGAGCGGTCCCGAGAACATTCCCGCGAATGGCGCAACCGCAAACTTGCTACCGCTTTGCCGGAAGAAGAAGCGCATATCCGCAAATCAGAGCGCGACAAAACCAAACGAAATCAAGATAAGACCCGTGACGCTGTGTTTATGGCGTATGGCGGTTACGTTTGCGCATGTTGCGGTGAAACGGAACCTAAGTTCCTTTCTATTGACCACATAAACAATGACGGCGCTAAGGAACGTAAAAGCGGCGTTTACGGCGGCAGCGGCACTGCTTTTTATCTTTGGTTGCGAAAAAACGCTTTTCCCGCCGGGTATCAAGTGCTATGTATGAATTGTCAGGTCGGTAAACATCGCAACGGCGGTGTTTGTCCTCATCAGTGTAAGGTGTAACGACTATCCCGAAAGGGAGTAGGGTCAAGCGGCCCGAAGCGCACAGCCCTCCGTAAGGAGGTGAAGAGATAGTCTGCTCTGCATGGTGACATGCAGCGGTTCCAGCAATGGGACGGGTCAGGAAGTAGCGATCCTGATTGAACATATGGCCTAGAGAACAACCTGGTGATCACTCGCAACGTCAATCGTGCGTATGACGACTCGTTCGCCGTCGAAGGCGCCAAGATCGGCTCGACCCTTCGCATCCGTCTGCCCGACCGCGCTCTGGTCACGGACGGCGCCGCGCTTCAGGTGCAGGACGACAACGAGCAGTACACCACGCTGACCGTTCAGTCGCAGAAGCACATCGGCGTGAACTTCACGTCCGCCGAACTGACCATGCAGTTGGACGATTTTGCGGAACGCGTTCTCAAGCCGCGTATCTCGCAGCTTGCGTCCAGCATTGACGCTGACGTCGCCAACTCCTTCCAGTCGGTTTATAACTCGGTTGGCACGCCCGGCACCGTTCCGTCCACTTCGCTTGTCCTGCTTCAGGCCCAGCAGAAGCTGAACGAGTTCGCCACCCCGATGAGCCCCCGCTACGCCACCGTGAACCCGGCTGCCAACGCTGGTCTCGTGGAAGGCATGAAGGGTCTCTTCAACCCGACCTCGACCATCAGCCGCCAGTTCAAGAACGGCATGATGGGTGAAGGCGTTCTCGGCCTTGACGAAGTGAATATGTCGCAGTCGATCCGTCAGTTCACGACGGGCTCGGCCACTCGTACCGACGCGCTGGCCGTCAAGACCACCCTGTCCACGCAGGGCGTCAACACGTTCACGATCAAGTCGGCCACCAACGCGAAGACCATCGTCCCCGGCGACGTCTTCACGATTGCTGGCGTGTTCGCGGTCAACCCGCAGACCCGTGAGTCGACCGGTTCGCTCCAGCAGTTCGTCGCGACCAACACGGTCACGTCGTCCGGCACCGAGTTCGCCAACGTCACGTTCTCCCCGGCGATCTACACCTCGTCCAACGCGCTGGCGACCGTCAATGCGTTCCCTGTGGCCGATGCTGCTGTCACGCTCCTTGGCGCGGCCAGCACCACGTACCCGCAGAACCTTGTGTACCATAAGGACGCGATCACCTTCGCGACCGCCGACCTTCTGCTCCCGCAGGGCGTTGATATGGCCTCGCGTCAGGTTCACAACGGCATTTCGATGCGCGTTGTCCGCCAGTACGACATCAACAATGATCGTATGCCTTGCCGTATTGACGTTCTGTACGGCTACAACACGATCCGCCCGTCGATGGCTTGCCGTCTCTGGGGCTAACCTAACCCGCCTCCGGCCAAGGCCGGGGGCTTTTCTCTCCTATCTGAAGGATAAATCTCATGCCTCTTCCGAATGGCGCTGGTGGCTACCAGCTTGGCGACGGCAACGCGAACGAAGTCGATCTCATTATCTCCGCTATCCCGACGGCGTATACCGCTGCGGCTACCCTGACGGTCTCTGACCTTGCAGGCGGCCTGGTTGTCTATACGTCTGGCAGCGCCGCTGACCTCGCCCTCCCGGCGGTCACTGGCGTCAACGGCGTGGACGACGTGATCAGCAGCGCCCGCGTTGGCTCGTCGTTTGACATCTCGCTCGTTGCGACCAGCACTGGCGTCCCGACGCTGACGGTCGGCACGGGCTGGACGCTCGTTGGCGTTGGCCTTGGCATTGCGTCTAGGAGCGTCCTGTTCCGCGCGGTCAAGACCGGCACGGGTACGTGGTCGCTCTACCGCATCGCCGGTTAATAACTTAGGCGGCTCTTCGGAGCCGCCTTTCTCCTTTGTGAGAGTTTCATGCACATCTACATGCGCCACCCCGTCCACGGCACCAAAGTCGCCACTATGGACGAAGAAGCGATTTATGATGAAGAACATGGCTGGACGCGCTATACTCCCGGCCAGTCGGCGGAAACGCCGTCCAATGAACTAATAGCCAGACGACGCGGGCGTCGGCCTATGACTGAGGATACAGCGCGCGATGACAACGACAGCGGGCGATCAGATTAACGGTGCGTTGCGTCTCCTTGGCGTTTTGGCCGAGGGTGAAACGCCGTCCGCCCAGACGTCG